GTGCCAGGATAAGTATTCTATCTGGAGAAGTAGGGGAGTCAATTCGTGGAAACTATTTTGATTTTTGCGTCATTGATGAAGCTGCGGATATGGAAGAAAAAGTTTTTACATCAATTATTTTACCAGCCTTGTCAGATCGCAAGGGAGGTTGTTTAATATTGGGAACTCCTAAAGGAACAAATAATTTTTTTTATAATATTTATAAACGAGCATGTATCGATCCTAAGTGGTATGTGAAAGTCTATAAAGTATCGGAAACAAAACTCCTGGATGAAGAAGAACTCCAGCAGCTGCGTGATACTATGTCGGATGATGAATACCGACAAGAATTAGAATGTGATTTCTCCGCTGCCATCTCTGGATCAGTTTATGGCAAGATTATGGAGAAGATGGAAGATGAAGGAAGAATTGGTAATGTACCATATGATCCTGGATTTAAAATTAACACCGCCTGGGATTTAGGTGTTGGAGACTCCACCGCTATAATTTTTTTTTATACTGCTGGAAGAACAGTTTATATTTGTGATTACTACGAAACAAGTGATGAAGGTCTGCCGCACTTTGCTAAAATTTTAGAAAAGAAAGCAGATGAGTTAGGATATTTTTATGGAGATCATATTGCTCCATTTGATATTGAACAACGAGATTTTTCTAATGGAGTAAGCCGAAGAGAAACAGCTTATGAATTAGGTATTCGTTTTCGTGTTGCACCGAAACTTTCTATTGAAGATGGATTACATGCAGCATCAATGAAACTTAATTCTGTGTGGATGGATCGTGAGAAGTGTGAAGGGTTAATCGATGCACTTAGACATTATCATCGCAAGTATAACGCATCGCTTAAAGTGATGGGAAAACCAGTACATGATTGGAGCAGCCACGGTAGTGATGCTTTTCGTACCATGTGCGTAGCAATGGATCAAGGAATTGGGGAACGTAAGGCTCCTCAACAAATTGCGGAGAATAATTATGATCCGCTAGAAGTAACAACAGGAGTAATTTAATGGGATTTTTAAAACCTAAAATAGTTATGCCGCCACCGTTACCGGAAATGAAACCGTTACCAGATGCTCCTACTATGGAAGATCCGGATGTGGTGGAAGCTGGTGAAGCGGAAGTAGCAACAACAAAAGGCAAAGGAAGAAAATCAACTATCCTCACAAGCAATCAAGGTTTGTTAGAAGATGCTGATACTTACAAGCCAACATTATTGAGTTAGATATGGGAGCATTGATTAAAAGAAAACCAAAAGAAAACTTGGTACCAAAACTTGTAGAAGATAATTATTCTAAACCAGATGTAGATGTAAAAGTACCCTCTCAATTTCAAAGACCAGTTGTTGGTGATAATAAAGTAGCACCTGTTAAATTTGAAGGTGATGTTTCTCCAGACACAGATGTAGTGAAAGATGGAGTTAAAAAACAAATGAAAAAAGGTAAAGCTAATACAATTATGACAGGGATGTTTGGTGATACATCAAAAGCAAATACTTATTCTAAATCATTATTAGGCGGATAATATGGGAGCATCAACAGTAACAACAAAGTCAAGAGATGTAGGGGGTAATGATAACAGACAAAATGATAGACAAAACCAACTACAAACACAAATAAATAAATTAAAAGCAAAAGGTCATACAACTGGTGCAGATGCTTTAACAAAGAAAAAACAAAATGAAGCTAAAGTTTACGATGGTGAAAAAACTTTAGATAAATTGGGATTAGGTATAAATCAATTACAAACAAGTGATCCATCAAGAATGCAAGGTTCACAAGACCAGGCAATTATTAGATCGAATATTGCATCTCTTCCAGGGATGTCAGTTACGGATAGTAGTGGTAAAGTTATGCGATCAAGTAACGGTGCAGCCATCTTAACAAGCAAAGGTCAAAAGATGTTAGATCAAAAAGGTTTGAGGTACGGTAATAAGGGTGCCATCAAAGCTAGTGCAGCACAAGAAGTATCACAAATGAAATTACAATCTGCAATGGCTCCAATATTTGCTAAACCGATTGTTAATAAATTATATCAACCATCTACTATTATGGGTGGCAAATATAAGGGTGGTACTAAAGCAGAAAGAGCACAAATAGAAAAAGATTTAAAGTTAGGTGATAAGAAATTATTTGGAGCACCAAAAGGGTATGACTCTGTATTATCAAAAAATATGTTGCTATCCGGTAAAGATCGTAAAGCATTCCTTCTAGGGGAAACAGAAAAACTATTAAAAAACAATTTAGGTGATTAATGATAACAAATAGAGCAAAAGATATTTTAGATCGGTACAGTAAATTAAAAGTAATGCGTGGTACCTGGGAGAGTCATTGGCAAGAGATTGGTGATTATTGTTTACCAAGAAGAGCCGATATAACAAAAAAACAATCCAGAGGATCAAAACGCACCGAACTAATATATGACAGCACCGCTATTCATGCAGCAGAACTATTAGCTTCATCATTACATGGAATGCTGACCAATGCAGCTTCCCCCTGGTTCTCGTTACAATTTAAAGATCCATCATTAAATAATGATGATGCGGTCAATGAATGGTTAGAAGAATGTACAAATCAAATGTACATGTCTTTTGCTCGTAGTAATTTTCAACAAGAGATCCATGAATTATATTTAGATCTTATTACCTTTGGAACTGGCTGCATGTTTATTGAAAGAAGTGATGAAGATGCACTTAGATTTTCAACCAGGCATATTTCAGAAATTTATATTCAAGAAAATGAAAAAGGAATTGTTGATACAGTATTCCGTAAATTTAAAATGTCCGCAAGAGCAGCTTTCAATATGTTTGGAGCAGCAACACAAGAAATAGAAAAATTACAAAAAGATAATCCATATGAAGAATTAGATTTTTTACATGTGGTAATGCCAAGAGAGAATAGAGATCCTAATAAGATTGATGATGTTAATAAACCTTTTACATCTATTTATTTAACGATTGATGGTAAGATGTTAGGGGAAGGGGGATTTAATGAATTTCCTTATGTGGTTCCTCGGTTTACTAAATCATCAGTAGAAATTTTTGGAAGATCACCAGCATTCACTTGTTTAAGTGATATTAAAATGCTGAATAAAATGTCGGAAACAATGATCCGTGCTGCACAAAAAACTATTGATCCTCCTCTCCTGGTTCCGGATGATGGTTTTATTATGCCAATTAAAACTATTCCTGGAGGTTTAAATTTTTATCGTAGTGGTTCAAGAGATAGAATAGAACCATTACAAATTGGAGCCAACATACCTTTTGGTTTAGAATACGAAAACCAAAGACGAGAAGCAATCCGCCAGGCATTTTTTGTCGATCAATTATTGATGGCACAAAATGTAACAATGACAGCAACAGAAGTATTGCAACGTAATGAAGAGAAGATGCGATTACTTGCACCGGTACTTGGAAGATTACAATCGGAAATGTTGCAACCGTTAATTGATAGGACTTTTAGTATTTTATTGCGTGATGGTAAGTTACCTTCTCCACCGCCTACTTTACAAGGTATGGAGATTGATATTGAATATGTATCTCCTCTTGCAAGAGCACAACGTCAAGGTGATGTAAATGCAATGATGAGAGCATTAGAAATAATTATGCCAATGTCGCAAATGGCACCGATGATGGATTATGTTGATACCGATAAACTGGTTAAACATTTAGTAGAGATCTTAGGAGTGCCAAGTAAAGTAATTCGTTCAGATGGAGAGGTAGAAGAAATGCGTAACCAACGAGCACAGCAGCAACAAGCAGCAGCACAGCAAGAAGAAGCAAGAGCCGATGCACAAGCAGCTGGTCAAGCAGCACCGATGGTTAAAGCAGTTGGAGGGTTATAGTGCCAGATCAAATACCAAAAGAATTAATGCAGATCATTGATCTGTATAAACAAACTTTTAATACCGATGATGGTAAAAAAGTTTTAGAGGATCTTCGATTACGATGTTTCTCTAAAAAAAGTACATTTGATAAAGATGCAAATGTAACAGCTTTTAATGAAGGACAGCGGCAAGTTGTTTTGCACATTGAAGGTTTTATAAATTTTAAATCAGTAAAGGAATAGAATGGCTGAAACACAGGTAGCGGAAGAGCAAGTATCTCAACCGTCTGTTAGCGAAACTCCAGTAGAAACAAATTGGAGAGATAGCTTATCAGATGACATTAGAGGTGATGCAAGTTTAGAAAATATTAATGATATTAATTCATTAGCAAAAGGATATGTTCATGCTCAAAGGATGGTAGGAGCCGATAAGATTGCTCTACCAGGTAAGTATGCAACAGAAGATGATTGGCAACAAGTTTATACAAAACTAGGCAGACCGGAGTCTCCGGAAAATTATGAATTAAATTATAATTTGCCAGAAGGAGATGACGGTGCCAATCTAAATCAATTTAAAGAAGTATCACACAAACTTGGTTTATTACCAAACCAGGCACAAGGTATATTAGAATTTTATAATGAAATGAACCAGGCTGTAGTGCAGCAAGGAGATATTGCATTAAATGATAATAAAGAAAATGTTGTGCAAGGTTTACGAAAAGAATTTGGACAAGCTGCTGATAGTAAATTACAATTAGCAGAACGAGTAGCAAAACAATTTGCTTCACAAGAAATCTTTGAAACTAAATTAGCTGATGGTTCACAGCTGGGTAATCATCCAGATATGATCCGTGCTTTTATTAAAATAGGAGAAGCTATTAGTGAAGATAAATTAAATGGTGCACCACAAGAAATGGTAATGACACCAGATGAAGCACAAAAAGAAATTGGTAAATTAATGGAAGAAAATTCTCCTTACTGGCAGAAAAATCATCCTAACCATCAAAGAGCCGTTGATGAAGTGGCTCGTCTAATGGAGTTTACCGTATAAGAATACCAATAGCAATATTGGGTAATGGAGTAGCCTTCTAGGTTCCATTGACATGAGGAAAAGTATCACGATGAGCAATCGTTAAATGTAGATTTTGTCCAAAGGTTTGGGGAACTTAATCAAATAAATTTTTCACATTGATGGAGGACATTATGTCTAATCAAATAACTACAGCTTTTGTACAGCAGTATTCAAACAATGTACAAATGCTTTCACAACAAATGGGTAGCCGTTTGCGTGAAGCAGTAGATGTGGAAACTGTAACTGGTAAGAATGCATATTTTGACCAGGTTGGAAGTGTTAGTGCACAACTAAAAACTTCTCGACATGCAGATACACCACAAATTGATACTCCTCATTCAAGAAGAAGAGTTAGTTTAGCAGACTACGAATGGGCTGATCTTATAGATGACCCAGATAAAATCAGAAT